AAATTATTGATAAAGAAAATAATAGGCGTGGTGTGTATGAAGCAAAAACAACCGATAGACCAACAATATATGCTAATGGGATACCCGAACATTATAAAATACAATTATTACATTACTTAATGATTACGGGCTTTGATTTTGCCGTTCACGATGTAAGGTTGAGATATTATAATGAAAAGGGCGAAATATACAAAACCGAGCAAATAAGGTTTTTTATTGATGTAGATGAGAATGTAAAAATTATGATAAACAACTTACTTATTGCCGAAGTGGAGTTTTACGAACGCTATATTTTAGGCGATGAACTACCACCAATTACGCTATAAAATTATCTTTCAAATAGGCTTTCCATTTATTAACTAACAACTTATCTTTTCTTATTGCCGAGTATAGATAAGGGCTTATATTCCTTATACATTTTTTCGTGTAAATCTAATCGTTCACTATATCGTTCAATAATTTCCCTAACATTTTCTTCCCGATACCACCACTTGCCCGTTGCGTGTGGTAAACTTTGTAATCTATCGCCTCGTTCCCCTTCTTTTTTCCATAACTTATAATCTCGTAAAACAATCGTAATCGCACGACCACTTAAAACCGTATTAGTATCAATTAAACGAAAATAATGGCGACAATGTGGTCTTGTAATTAACCATACCGGACTACCAATTATATATTCAAAAGTTTTAATGTTATTTAATTTAATATAATTTTCTATCTTTTCCTTCAACTCTTTATCTTTAATAATACTACGCCAATTTTCATCAACATAATATCTGCCTTGATAGTCCTCGTGATCTTTCGCACAATCGCCGTGAGCCGAACATAAGTAAAATACTCGTTCACTTTCCTTTGTGCGTTTTTTTAATTCGTTAATATAGTCTTGTTTGCTATCTTTTTCATACTCGTTTAATGTTTCATAAATTGTCTTATTAAAGTATGTATCAATTTGTTTATCTTCTAAAACACTAAAAACATTATCGGCAATCGCTTCTAATCTCGCTTGTGCTATCTCGTCTTGTCTTTTTTTATCAAACATACCTAAACCAAATAAAATTAAACTATCACTTAATGGACTACTCCTTGACGCAAAAACAACGCCGTCATCATCAAAAAAATAGTTGTTGCGTTGTAAGTGTTTATAAAGGTTAATACCGAGCGTTAAAAGGGGTGTTGTAAGCGTTTGCGATAAACCTTTTTGTTTAGGTATTTCCATTAACTCTTTTGCAAACTCTTTCGGTTTAACATTTTCAATTAAGGCAACATAAAGTTTAACCATTATCGCATTACGAAAACGATTAAGTTTTTTCTTATATTCTAACTTTGTATCAACAATACTAATTGGGCTTTGGTAGTTCATCATTTAATAACTCTACCTTTTTAATCTCGTTGTAATCAACAAGGGCAGTATCAAGTGGTGTTTCATTTTCGCCTATATCTTGAACGACAATAGCGTAATTAGACTTTGCCACAATGCGACACTTAATCTCGTTAATCATCAATACTGAAAAGGGCTTTACCTTACTAAAAAACTCTCTAAACTCTTTTAATTTCATTTTATATTTACCTTTCTTTTTTAATCTTTCGTTAAGTCGTCATCATCGTCATCATTTATTTTTGTTGTTTTACTCGGCACTTTGCTAATCAAGTCGTTAAAATCTAAATTATCTATTGATTGTTGATGTTTAATATAACTAACTAAATCGAATTGTTGCTCGGGTGTCAATTTATCTCCCCAAGTATATTCAACAAAAAGTTCGGGTGTGATTAAGTTTTCACTAAACACTTTACTATATAAATGGACTTTATCGGCAAAACCTTCCTTATAATATTCGGTAAATGCGACATTTATATTTTCCCTTACAAAATCAATATCGGTATGTTGTCCTTTGTTTATATCGTATAGTAATATTTGTTTGACAAGTAAAGATTTAATAAAAGGGACTAATCTTGTAATAATATCTTCTCTCGTATTAACACTAATGCGTTCTTTTTGAATAATTGAAGCACCACTATTGTTGTAATATTGTAAGCCTTCGGTATTTGAACTATCACTAAAACCAATCGTGTTAGGACTTACGATACCAAGCGTTGCCATTTCAATTAAAAACTTAATAATTACTTGGTATTGTTCGGCATTTAAGTTGGGTTGCGTTGTTTTAATAAAGTGTGCTTGGTCGCCTTCTCCCGTAATAACACTATCATAAACACGATAGGTTCTATCATAATCGTTATTTTTTAATTCGTTTCCCCTATCATCTCGCATAGCAAGTGAGTTTGGCACATATTCAACTGGTCCTGACTTTTGTATTGTCCTTGATTGTTGCGATAACGCTTGGTCTATACTATCAAATAAGTCAAGTTTGTCAATTAACACGCTAACTCCCCTATCCTTATTTTTAGGATTAACATTAAAGCGTAAATATTCGCAAAAGGGCATATCAACATTAACAAACTCTATCTTATCATCTATATAATCTAATAATTGTGGTGTTTTTTTAATGTTGGGTGCTTTTAGATTACCACCGTTATATTCAAACATTTCACTTGTAATAAATGAGTTGCCTTTTGCCGAAAAGCGTTGTTGGTATCTAACAAAAATCTTTTCATCGTGCTTAAAGAAATCTCTAAACACGACACCGATGTTTTTATTGGCAATATTCAAAGGCTCAATTTCCCTAAAACCAAAAACACTTAAAGTTGGGTAAGGGCTTAACTCACTATTGATATTAACTTGAACTGCGACATCTCCTAACGCCAACGCCTTTGGTATAATCTCATCTTTTAATATATTGTAAAAATCACTTTCTTTTAATATAGTTTGTAATTTCTTATCAAGTTCTAAATCGCTACTTTTAATTTCAGGCGTTCCTATCGCATTAACAACACTTTTGATAATCGCTTTTGGTATTCCACTATGAACTCGTTTAATATCTTTTTCTCTTGAACTTACTGCCCAAAAAAAGTTAAAACGATTAGCATTGTAAATTGGCTCTTTCCACTTATCAGCAATCGCAAATTGAGTGTAGAAGTTTAATATATCATTGCTATTGCCACTAAACCATATTTCGCACTCTTGGGCTTCCCTTTGTATAATTTCATCTAAATCTTGTATATATCTTAAACTCGGGTCATCGGGACTTTGTAAAATAGGCTCTAAACCACTACCTTTGAAAAGCCACTTTCTTAATCTCTCTTTAATGTTTTGTAATACACTTGCCATATTTTTATTCCCTACCTTTCATTATAACATATTTAATGAAACTTATATTCCCCATTTTCAAAATATTTCATACGCCTAAAAAATGGTATATAGGCATATTCAAAAGCGTTAATTGAGTGGTCGTTAAAGTCAGCCCTAATTCTTGCTGTTTTTTTATCCATTCTTGCTTGTTTAATTTCCCTTACTAAATTAGGGACACGATTACTAAATAATAAATTACCCCACGCCATTAAAAATCTTTCATAATCAACTCGTGTAATAATTTTTGTTTTACTCGCCTTGCCACAACGCACTAAACCTATCATACCCTTACTATCAATACGCTTTTGTAAACCGTCTAAAAAGCCTATATCAGCACTATCAACAAATACTAATACTCTATGTTTAAGTAAATCGGGGTGTGGTTTATATAATGTGTAAATCCAATATTCTATCATTTTCGCAATTTCGTCTTGTATTTCCATTTGTGTTTTAGGGTTGGCAAGTCCTTCGTTGCTATGGAAGTATTCATCAAGGGCGACAAGGGTTGTCAAATCTTTTGTAATACCGATAAATTGGGCTGTTGTTGCCGAGTTAAAACCTCTCTCTTGTATCTTTGCCCTATCCATAACACCTTCGCCACTTGATAAGCCTGTATCAACACCGATACCAAAATACGCATATCTTAATTCTAATAATTGACTACTTGGCACAACAAGACTATCGCTAAACTCGGGATAAGTTCTTTCACTCGCACTTCCCCACATACCTAACGCATTGACTTTGTAAATCTCTGGTGCTTTTTGCCTTGTTAATTCCATAGCGTCATCATAACTACTCTTATCCCTAAACTCGTTAATCTTATAAGTGCTTGTATGTAATGCGACACCACGACCAAATCCACCTTCAATTAGTAAATCGGGGTAATAGGCTTCTTGATAATTATTTCTACTTAAAAACTCATAATCATCTTCTAATCTATCCTTAAAAAATAAATCATATAACCAATGTTTGATATTCCATGCATTAAAGGTTAAAGTCATTTGTAAAAATAATCCATTAGGCAACTTACCGTCCTTATCGCCAAGTCGTAATGTTCCGTCAATCGTTCTAAAAGCGTCTAAATTAGTTATCTCAAACGCTTCTTCAATATACATATCGGTAATATAACCTTTTTTGGCTTTAAGCGATTTAATTGTATCGGGGTTATTCGCACCAGCAAACAAAATAACTTGTCCTGTGCTTTTGCGTGTAATTGTGTAATCAGTTTTAGAAAACTCAAATAAATCTCTAAATGATACATCGGGGTATTTATCAAAGGTTGGGTTATTGATAATCGCAAGTAAGTTGGCAACCGTTGTATTTTTATTGCTATTACTATTTGCCCTTATAATGACAACATTTCTACGACTATCGCTTAATATCTTATGGATAATTTCAAAGCCTAAAAAGATAACACTTTTCTTACTATTTCTTGCTCCTTTAAGTAAACGATAACGACATTTACAATTCTCCCACCATATATTGTTATAGCCACCACCTATTGCTTCGGCAAAATTAAAAATATTTTCAGGTCTTAACCTTTCAATAAAATCACTACTAACTTGTTCTATATAATTCGCATTTGGTTTCATTACTTTTCATCTTTTTTAAGTTTAGGCTTTTTAGGATTAAGTATTTCGGTCGGCTCAATACTACCAACAATGAATATGCGTTCAAAAGTAGTGTCTTTGCGTTGTTCCTCAATAATGCCCTCGCCCTTAAAAAAGTCCCTTGCGATATTACCGTCAACTTCCACCTTTGTATCGTTTAATAATGAATATCTACCAAATCTCAATATACGCTTCCTATTCATTGTATTATCATAACTTTTCTTAAAGTGTTTCATACAAAACTCGTTCATCTCATCTAACGATACATCAAAAAAGATAAGTAAATCTTCATTAGACATTTTTGTTTTCAAAGCCATCATTTCAAAGTTAGCCCTTGTCAATTTGCTAAACTCATAAAACTTTGATAGTTCCTTGTTCTTTTCGGCTACACTTAAATTGCCTTGTTTCTTTTTTGGTTTAGTCAGTTGTTTAATAGATGTTTTACTCATAATTTTATTGTATAACATTTGTTTTGTTTTAACAACATTTAAGAATAATTTATTATAACTTTGTATTTTTTATTGACATTACATTATAAATAATGTAATATGGTATTAGAAAGGGTTAAAAAAATGAAATTGAAGTATTTTATACCATTAGTTAGTAAAGATTTTGATATTAGAGTATATAAGGCTGGTTATCCATTATTATTTAGTGGCAATATACAATTTACACCTAAAAAATTGCTTAACGAGAACATTGAAAATATAATTTTTATTTATTATGAAGTTCGACAATTAGGCAATACACAAAAGAAGTTCGCATTACAAAGACCATACTTAAATATCTTTTTAATAAGTGATAGAGAGCCGATAGTAAGAGATGTTAAAGCACCCGTTGGTTATAAGCCACCAAGTTCGATAGATGCCGAAAAACAAGCACAAGAGTTAGGAATTGACTATTTTGACGATGACGATGAATAATTTACAAGCACATTTTATCGTTTATGGAGAGCCTTTTGGTAAAAAAAGCGTTCAAGCATACATTAGTGGTGGTCGTGTAAGCACATACGCACCGAAAGAAAATAAAAACTATCAAGCAAGTATTAAAATGGCTTACATAGATACTAACAAAGATATTTATTTTGGCGATAAAACACAATTAAAGGTCGTTATTAAGGCTTATCGCTCAATACCAAAGGCAACGAGTAAAAAAAGACACGCCTTAATGCTTGATAAACAAATAAAGCCAATTACAAAGCCCGATACCGATAACATATCAAAGGCAATATGCGACGGGTTAAACAAATTAGCGTTTAGAGATGATAGCCAAATTACAACACTTATCGTTAAAAAGTATTACGATACGATACCACGAGTAGAAGTATTTATTGAAATTGATAAAGGAGAGTAAAAATGCCAATCTACACAAATCAAACAAATAAGTTTTTAGCGACAATACGCTTTAAGCACAATCAAACACGACTTGAAATGGCAAGATTTTTAGGTGTATCAACGAGTTTATTATCTTACATTGAAACACAAGGTAGAACATTTACTAATGATGTTGTGAATTTAATTATAAGCAAATATAAACTTAATATCATTGATAGATACAAGTTAAAAAAATTACAAAAATTACATAACAAGTTAGTTGGCTTTAAGTGGCGAAATTAACAAGTTATTCAATATAAAAGATGAAAAATAAAAAGGAGAAGAACAATGAAAGCAAGTAGAGTTATTCAACAAGGACAAAAAACAACCCTTGAACTTTTTGATATAAGTGAAAAACAATTAAAACAAATTGAACGCTTTTTACTTAAAAAAATGAAAATAAGTTTTTGGCATATAAACTTAACAGAACGATAAAAAAAATGAATAATTTATATAACATTAAAGTCGGCGATACATTAGA